TAGGAAAGCCATCTCGCTGGAACTAAAAAAGGTCTCACTCCCCCCTGTTAGTTAGTGGTTACTATCATTATAAGCTAGATTATTAGTAGCATGTAATTATTAGTAGTAGCTATTATTAGTAGTGGCTAAAGTGTTATTAGTAGTGGCTATGTTGTTATTTTGGGAAGGTGGTGGTGATACCTGGTAGCTATCTGGTATCTACCTGGTGACAGGGATACATACAGGTATACATACCTATACATACATGCGGGTGGTGATACCTATACCTACACACCCATAGCTATCTTCTTAACAATACACACCCATACCTACATACATATATACCTATACCTATTTGGGGCTATTTTTTGCAACATCCCTGACCATATGGTTAGTGCGCTTATAATTAGCTAGTAATAACTACCAGTGAATACTTATGAATACTTATGAATACTTATGCAAGTGAATACTTATGCAATAAACTGAATAGAATACATGACAGGTTACGCATAACCAATAGATAAATAGGGAATTAAATTAATAGGATAATCAGGCATTTAATGATTTAGGTGAAAATAAGTTAATTATATTGTTTGACATGAATAGCTTATATAGCATATAAGATTGTGGCGGGATAATAGTGCTCAATAAGCATGAATGAATAGTGAATGAATAAGGTGGATAACATGAAAAGTAACCAATGTGAACAGCTAGGCTTTGCAGTGACAAGCAATAACTTTACTATGGCTCAAGTAGTAAACAGAACAATAAGCGCCCTTAACTTTAAGTTGCTAGTTAATGACTTGGTACTTAACAGTAATTGCCTTTTACCGGAAGTATCGGCAGGTAAACACACAGAACTATTTGAGCATTGTGCAAGGTATGTGAACAGTGTGGGTAATATTAAAGAAAGCAGGCTAGATGATATTGTAGAGCTAGTGGAAGATATTGAAACTATTGAGGGAGTGCGAGTAGATATTGAATTAGTAGATAATGAAGGCGTTAGTTTGTTATATGATTTAGCTTTTATAATAGCTAGGTATTTTCGCGTAAATTGGTAGTAGCTAATTGTTTCTGTTAGTGCATTGGTAATAACTAGTGTACTAACCGGATGCAATTACGCATTCAGCCAATTGTGGCAATTATTAACAATCAATAGGTGAATAAAATGATTACATTAGATAACGCGGTAACAAGTAACAGTGCGGGTGCGGATAAGCAAGAAATGAAAGCAGGTCAATTTGCGGAATATAACAGCCAGCTAGACTACCCAGAAATTAAAGGCATGAGAATAGCTAAGTTTCTAGGTCGCGCTAGTGCTAAAGGTGAGAAAGCGGAAAGTAAGTATTGTTACGTACCAACGCGTCATATTAGTGCGGATAGCGTAGCAGATAACATTGAACAACTTATGCCGCACATTATTAGCTGGCTACAAGGTGTGGAAGATGAGGATATTAAGAAAGAGCTTAAACAAGGCGCGCTAAGCTATTTCACTGAGAAGCTAGACATGGCTTATGTAATTAGCCTATTGAATGCTAAAGCTACTAGCGGTCGCTTATCTGGTGAACAAGTAGAAAAATGGTTCGCTAGCGATGTTAAGCCAGTTGTTATTGAGGCATTTATTGGCAAGCTTGGTTATGATGCCAGTGCGCTAGAAGTCGGCCAGACTCTCAAATTAGAAGGAATAGCAAAAGCTTATTGCAATAAGTTTAAGTCACTGGCTAGTCCTAAAGTAGTTATTCCAGATGATGAAAAGGAAGCATTATTAAAGGTGATTAGCCTTATTAGTGAAAGTGAGGTTAGCCTTAAGATTAAGACAAGGTTAGAAAATACAGTTAAAGAAACTGAGACCTTAGAGTTCTTATAAATAGTAATTAGTTCCTAGTAATCAGCCTCGTTAATAGCGGGGCTTTTTTGTGCCTGTATCTTTCCTGTAATCCATCCTAAGAAGTTATTTGACAGCCTTAATAGGTTTATATTAGCTAGCTAGTTTTATAGTCTTATATTAGCTTGTAGAGCTTTTTGGCACGATATGACAATTATTACCAAAGTGACACATTGCCAACGCCCAAATTATGGGGTGAATGGGGGTGCTTTTGTGGGTATGTCCTTATTAGTATCTGTCTAGCTAGCCTATACCTAATTAGTGTATGTATCAGTCTTAGTCTATATGTATGTCTAATAGTCTGTATTAGCTAGCTTATCTATATCTATGTCTAAGGGTGTGTGTTAAGAAAAGTAATTAGTAAAGAATAGTTATTATTAATATATAAAAAATAATACACACCCCTGAAATATACCCCGTTAAGATATAGGTTAGATAGATAGTAGTATATATAGGCAGTTATATAGATAGTCTGATAGATAGGTAGTACCTAGTAACAGGTGGTTAGCTAGTATATAGTAGTCCCATATATAGGTAGTATATAGGTATAAGGGGGCATGAAATAGGGGGTGATATAGGACTTGCACATGGTTGGCAATGTGGTAAAATGGTCGATATGGGCAGACCGTGCCAATTTTTGGTTTCCCATGCAAATAGTATGCCAACTGCGCTTACTAAATTAAACTTTTTATACACTAATAAGGAATAGTCCTAATGAAGAAATCAATGCATGATTTAATACAGGCGCTAAGTAATAAGCTAGATGTAACAAAAGAAAACTTTGAAAAAGACTTATCTATTAGCTTTGGTTATAGCATGGTTAACATAGCTAATAAGACCTTGAACATAGTTATATATAGCGCTAGTAACGGATTTAAATTAGAGCACTCAGCTAACATAGCTACTAATGCGTATATGAGTGAAGATAGCATGTTGATAGTAGCTAATAGTATATGCAATGACCTGATTGTAAGTATGTATAATGCTAACATCTGTGCTGATAATATTAAGTCACGTTATAAAAAGACAGTGGTGGCATTAAATACTGCTGCTGATTATAAGGGAGTATAAATAATGAAGCAACCAATTACTAAGTTAACAGATTTAATAACCTCAGAACTAGCTTCAATTAACAATCAGTTTAGCAGGAAAATAAACATAACTATGGAGTATAAAGTAATCTCAGTACCAGAGAATAATATTTATATAAACATATTTAGTGCTAAGGCTAAGTTTAAGTTATTTCATTGTGCTGTATTATCTACTAGTGTACTTAGTAGTGAAGATAACTTACTAGAGGCAAAGAATGCTATAGTAGCTGATATAATAATGTTAATTAAAGGTATTTATGACTGTACTGAAAAGTGCGTAGCATATACTAGTGAGTTGAATTTAAATCTAAATACTACTGATTACTACGAATAGGATATAATAATCATGACTAATAAAATATATAAGAGACATACATTACAGCTAGCTGCTATTGCTAAGGCTTTTAAATGTAACATACAACTACAGCATAGTTCCCCTAGGTATCTTATTGTAATTGTGTCTGTTAATGGTAATCCTAACCAGTATAAAGAGATAACCTTAGCAATTAGTAAGACTAAGCATGAAGCTGGCAGAGACCTGTTACCAAGAGCTTATACTAAACTAACTGAGGCTTGTATTGAGTTAGTGTTCTTTAAGCAAGGTAGCCTAGATATATAACCTAAGGATAAGGAGAATAGCGATGTTAACTTATAATGATTGGGGTAAGGCAATGGGTGACCTAACTTCTATTGTTAAAGCTTGTACTGGTTATAGTGATTTAATACCATCACACATAAACAAGAGTCATATTAACTCACTGGTAAGAAGCTGTTTAGAAGAGTTAGATATTGTAATTAAAGGTTGTCCAAAACCTAATAAGAAGGTAGTAATTAATGTACGCTCACGTATATTGTTTGGGTGGCACGAGACCGAACATGTTAAAACTAAACCTAAACTACCAATTAACGCCTCTGCACACTATCGTAACGTAGTATACTGTACTGAACTATTAAAGTTAGTTTATAAGTTAAGAATGACATACCCTAAAGCAACTATTAGTATTCACTGTATACCTAAGGATAAGGATAACAACCTATGAAACATTCTAAGTTTATGAAAGAGTTACACAAAGCTATTATAGCTACCATTAAGCAAGGTAAGCGTAGCGGTAGTGATATACCTGATATATACGCTAGCAAAAATGAAACTAAGTTTGTATGCCAATATACTAGTAGTGAAGATAGTTCTCTACATTGTGCTATTGGCCACATTATGACTAAGCCAGAGTTAAAAGCGTATGGTAACTATGAAGGTAATGTTAGCGCACTTCTTAAACAAGGCTGGAGAAAAAGTGTATATACTAGTGAACAGTATAATAAGTTAGTAGACTTACAAATAAGTCATGATGGCTGTAAGCGAAATTCCAGTACATCTTTTGAACCTAATGAGTTTAGATTCGCATTTATTGACAACTTGTTATATGAAAAAGTTATTACTACTCGTAGCGCTAAGTGTTACAGAATGTACGCTGAGAATGTTAATAAATCAGAATACTTTTCCTAACCACATAAACCAATAAGGAATATTCCTAATGAAACTAGATATTAATAAACCAGCACCATCACTATCTTCACTGGCTAGTAGCTTATATAATAAGTACCCTGTGAATGCTGCTAACTTTAGCCCCGAAGCAACTGGTAGTAAGTACGATAGCTACTATACACAACTAAAAGCTAGAGTAAACGGTATTACTCATTACTTAGTAGATAACTATGATGCACTTGTTAAGCTGTATAGTGGAGAGCAACATAAAGTATGGGTGAAAGGCAGCACTGAAGGACAAGGTTATTATATACCTAACATAACACTAACTAAAGCTATGCTAGGTACACTAACTCATACTATGAGAATAGAAGCTAAGCATAACAGGTTAGTACATAAACCTAAGTACCTACAAGGTAAAAAGTTTGATATGGTTACTTGGTATGCTGAGCATACAGCTTGTGGTTATGCTGCTTGTTTAATAGGTTCTCATATACTAACAGGTAAGCTATTCCCTTTTATGCTAGCTACCTTGTTAGAAGAAAAGACGTTTTACAGTACTAGCTATAAACTAAGTCCTCGCTATAAACTAAGTTCATATGAACTGTTAAATATAAACTCTATAGCTGAAGCTGTAGTTGATTCTATGTACTATGCTATGGGGAATTCCTTATCTAATAGTACTTACAATTTTTCTTATGTTAACAGAAATAAGCGTATAACTAATGCTAGCCTGCTAACTGATAAGCAACTAGCCACGTTACCTTTCTTAAATAAGCATAACGTATCAGCAGCAGATGCTTATCAGTATCTTAACCTATTACATACTAAGGTGTTAGCACCTAGTAATTACTATAGATATCTATTTAAAGCAGGAGCGTAATCATGTTAACAGAATTGCAAAGCCACTGTATAAGCAAGTACCTAACAGCCAGACGTATTAAGCATGATTGTTATAAGGCTAATAAGGACACAGATAAGCCTGTCTGTTGGATAGTAGTTAGTAGTCCCTCTAAGATAAACATTAAGCCCATTAATTCTAATGAGGTTGCTTATCATGTTAATCTCAATACTAACATAATAAACAACTGGCATAGCATATTTCTTAGCTCTAAGCTTAAAGGTAAGATGCCTTTTCATGTAGCGCATGATACTAGCCACCTGCTAGCAGAAGATATAATTAATATCTTAGCTGAGGACTACTTAAAAGATATACCTTTTGTTTTGAGGATAGATACTATACAAAACTCAGGTAAGCATAAAAGGGTACTTATTAAATTAGTTAACAAGCGTACTGGTATCCAGTATAGAGTACTTGAAACTTCTATAACCTCTATAGTTAATAATCAAAGTACTGCTTTCTTGTACCCTATGCTATTTAAACTAACTGATATTTATAAGGAGCTAAATAAATGAGCACAAGTAAAGCTAAATATCGTCCATCATTAGACGCGGAAACACTAGAGTATTTATCTAACCTAGTTACTCGCGAATTCGCCACTAATAACCACCCGCTAGCATTAGTTGCTATTGGTAAGCTAGCACCCTTTGTAGCTAAGATTAAGGCAGGCGCTATTAAGCCTAGTCATAGCACTGTAGATAAGCCTGATATGTTAACGCAACTAGGTAGCCCTGAAGAAGTAACTAGCGATGCTAATAGCGACACTATTAGTGAGGCTGATTGTTATACCTTATGGCAAGAGGCAATAGCTAGTAATGACTTTACACATGTAAATGTAGAGATTATTAACAAAGCTAAGAACTACGCTTATCTCAATGACCTATTAACAGAAGAGCAGGAAATAGAATATGAGAAGTCTATGCAGCAAAATTAGTAAGCTAGTGGATAATTACAAAGTGTTTGTAGATTTAATATTACTAGACACACTGCTTATCTTACTGGTATTAGCTACTACTATTGACAGTGAAGTGTTACATGTATCCGCGACTATGTACTTATTTCTAGTGCTGATATATGTATATAACTCTGTAAACAAACGTAACTAGTAAACAAGGAATATTCCTATGGCTAAAATAACCTGTGCTATATCAGGTATAAAAATAATACTGCCTGAGTTTAGTAAGTTAAATGTTAGTTCTCAAGGTGGATATATTCATCCTATCTTTGCTGCTAACAAGAAACAGTTATTAGCTACCTATAAGTTATATGCTAAAGGCGAATGTAGTAATAAGGAATCATACTTACTATTCCTAGCCTTATTAAACTTATCAGGTAAGGTAACTTGGCGAGTACCAGTAACACTAGAGTGGAATTCTGTTAGAGGTCAGTCTTACATAGCTAACACCATTAACAGACTAGTAGCTTCACTTGAGCAGACAGCTATTATTGAACACCCTAAGTTTAAACAACCTAGGTTTGTAGTTAACGTAGATAATAGTAGCTTAGATAACATCCATAATTGGGTGCGGGCTTGGCGAGATAATATTGAGGAATTTAAGAATAAGCAAGCATCTCTTACTGACCATGCTAAGTTAATGGCTGTACAGAATAAGCTTACTTACTTAGTATTGTCTGATAAGCAGGCACCTCAGTACGTAACACTAATAGCAGATTGGGCAGCAATGGCTAGTAACTTCCCTGCTGATAGAGTAGAAGAATGGAAGAAAGCTATTAGGTACTGCTTTAATCCTAAGAAGATATTTAATGTAGATTCCACAACTCTTAAAGAGATAAAGGAACACTGTGAAACTAACTTAGAGTTAGATAGCTTACATTATTCTGAGGTAATGGATTGTCTTAAAGAAGGTATCAATAACCAAATCAATATACTTGGTTCTTCACTACTAGATTTAGATGCACAGTTATCTATGTCTATGAGTACTTCTAGCTTAGAGAAGGCTGCAGCTGCTAAGAAGTCTATTGAAGCTAACGATAAGTTAGTTAATGATGTAATAGCTAGCGCTCCGGCAGAAGAACCTAAACAAATTAACTATGCTACTAAGGGTGAGTACCTTAAAGCTAAGATAGCATACAACTTAAGTAAGAGGAGTTAGTAATGGCTGATATTAAAGCTATAATAGAAGCCCGTAAATTGCAGAAAGCTAAGGAAGAAGCTGAGGCTAATAAAGAAGTACCTAAAGAAGAACCTCAGTTAGCTAAGCATAAGGCACTGTCTATTAAGGAAAGGGTACGGGCTAACTTAGCTGCTAAAGCATTAGCTAATAAGCAAGCGGAAGAGAAGACTAAACCAGAAAAGGAAGTATCTTCTAAGGATAGGTTAGCTGCTGCACTAGCTAAGTACAAGGAAGAAAAGAAGCTTAAGGAAGAGAAGGAAGAAATACCACCACAGGATAAAGTATTACCTATATCCCCACCTGAAACATTAGGTGCTAATACTACTACTGGTATGAACGGTGAAGTTATTACCTATAATGAAAGACAAGAAGAGTTTGTTACTACATTAGGTAAAGGTAAATCATGTGTCTTAATAGGTGCTGCTGGTACTGGTAAAACAACTGCTACTAAGGGGGGTCTTAATAACTTAATACAATCCGGTGTAGCTGGCGTACTTACTATATCAGAAGACGCTCCGCATAAGCACCTTACTAGCGGTACCCCTGGGGCTGTTATTATCTCTTACACAAGAAGAGCTGTTAATAACATACGTAAAGTACAGTCGGAAGATATGAAGCATAACTGTATTACTTCCCATAAACTACTTGAGTACCAGCCTGTTGATAAGACTATTATTAACGAAGAGACTGGGGAAAAGAGAGTTAGTAGGGTGTTTGAACCAGCTAGGAATGCTAGCAATAAACTACCCTCTAGTCTAAAGGTAATAATAGTAGAAGAAGCCTCTATGCTATCTGTTGAGTTATATAAAGAGATAGTATTAGCTTTACCTAAGGATATTATATGGGTATTTATAGGTGACCTTAACCAGTTACCTCCTGTATTCGGGTCTGCTATATTAGGTTATAAGTTACTAGAGTTACCAGTAATAGAATTAACTGAGGTATACAGGCAAGCACTTGAGTCACCTATTATCAGGTTAGCACATAGGATATTATCAGGTAAGCCTATACCAGTAAAAGAGTTTCCTAAATGGAAAACAGAAGGTAAGTTAACCTTACATCCTTGGAAGAAGAAACTTAATGCTGATAACGCTTGTATTATCTTAATGAAGTTCTTTGCTAATGCTTATGATAATGATGCGTATAACCCTGATGAAGACATAATACTAATACCTTATAATAAAGGTTGCGGTACTATTGAACTCAATAAGGGTATAGCTAATCACATTGCTCGTAAGCACGGTAGGTTAACACATGAGATAGTAGCTGGGTTTAATAAGCACTATCTATCTGTAGGTGACTATGTCTTAGTAGACAGGGAAGACGGCGAGATAATAGAAATAGAACGTAATCATAAGTACCTAGGTAAGATGCCTCAGCAACCTAGTAGGTTCTTAGATTATTGGGGTTGTAACCAAGACCCAGAGGCTGCTGGCTTAGAGGATGAAGAAGAAGAGCAAGATATAGATGCTATGTTAGATAGCTTAGCTGATACTGATGTAGAAGAAAGAACTACGCAGTGCTCCCATATTATTAAGGTTAAACTTAAAGATACTGAGCGTACAGTAGAACTTAAGTCTGCTAGTGAAGTTAACAATCTATTGCTATCTTATGCTATGACTGTACATAAATCACAAGGTAGTGAATGGCGTAAAGTATTCTTATGTCTGCACCAAACTCACGCTACTATGTTACAGCGGGAACTGTTATATACTGGTGTTACTAGGGCAAGAGAAGAGCTTTATGTTATATGTGAACCTGATAGTTTTGTTAAAGGTATTAAGTCACAGAAGATTAAGGGTGATACCTTAGCTGAGAAAGCGGAGTTCTTTAAAGGTAAGTTAGAAGCTAATGATGGTTATTAGTTACTAAAATAAACACACTAACTAGTTAAGAGTAAAAAAGTTCTTGACGATTTTGTAACCTATGGCATAATGATTATTCATTTAGGGGAACTTGTATCCCAAACAAACTAAGTGAGTAATTAATTACTTATTGTTTAACGGCGCACATTATTTAAATAAGACGCCACTTAATTAAGGAGACATTAACATGTCTGAGCAACAAGATACTACTACCGTAGAAACTGGCAACAATGTTGTAGAAAAGCAAGAACTTAAAATAATTCCTGCTGAGAACCCTACTAAGGAAGAGTTAGCTACTATCGTTGCAGAAGTACGTAGTCAGATGAAAGTTGAGACAGTACCTACTCCAACTGAATTTACTTTCCGTAAGCAGAAAGATGACAGCGGTATTGAATATAAGCGTGATACCTTAGTTGTGCCTTTGCCTATCCCTACTATTAATGGTGTTCTTTCTATCATTGAAGAAGGTGGTAAAGGTGCTGAGCTATTACGTGAAGCGGTAACGGAAGTTATTAAGACTCAAGCACGTAGCCTTATTAGCGAAGACGAAAAGCTTAATGCTGCTAACTTCCCTTATGACCAACTTAGCTGGGACTTCATTGCTAACATGCCTAAAGCTAGCCGTAAAGGTGGCGGTATTCCTAAAGAAATCTGGGAAGGCTTTGTTAAGGACTACATTGAAGTTATGCAAGAAGTTACCGATAAGACTCTTGAGCAAGTTACCTTTGCTGCTAAGCTATTCAACGCTAAGCTACAGCCTGTTAAGACTAACAAGAAAGTTCTGTCTGTACTTGAAGAGCAACTTGGTGTTTACGCTAATGCTGAGCAAGCTAACCTTGAAGAATTCGCAGAAGTTATCGAGTTCTTAGCTGAGAAGATTACTACCTTCAAAGAAACAAGCGAAAGCTCTATACTAGAAGCCCTTTAATAACCTCTCCCAGGTTATCTAATAAGCGGTAGCTATTAAGTTAGCTACCGTTTTTTTTTTCTTTTCTCATTGTTAGCTATCATTACTTATGCGTAAATATCAGAAGTTATGGAACACTATTAGAGATAACTCTACTGCTACGGTAGAGGCTCCAGTTGATATGCATAATAGGTTAATAGAAGCAGTGAGAAAAGAAAAGAAGTTAGATAAAGCCTATAAGTATCTAGCATTAGAAGCAGGCATACGGCCTAAGTTAATGCACAAGATAGAAGGCACTAAGATAACTTTTTACATAGTGGGTAGCTTAACCCATAATGTTATTAACCTTTAGCAATTGCACGGAGAAATGTAATGGCTGATTCACTACCAACCTTATCATTAAGTGACTCTAAAGTAGACTTCCGTATTCAAGAGAAGTTAGTAGAGTTAGATACTCACTTCAAAGATAACCATCCTGAGATGCGTTCTGCTCTCAAAACTATTCACACCATTGTTAAGAAAGACCCTGAGCAAGCTACACTATTAACAGATGAAGAATTAGCTGTTATAGTTAAGGCTCAGATGTCTATTTCTAAGACTGAAATATCTACTTCTCAGTTGAAGAAAGCACCTAAGAAGGCACTTAAGTCTATTACAGCTGATGACTTATAGGCATTTAATATGTCTGAGTTATCCCAGCGGGTAAAAGAACTTAAGCTTGCTCGTACCCCTCATACACTTACTACTTTCATTACCTTCTATATGTACCACCAGCATAGCATGTATATTAATTATATGCACGATAGCAAAGTTATATTAGACTGGCTAACTAATGAAGGTAATATGCCTCTTGATTTAGAAGACGATAAGTTTGATAAGTTAAAGCAGGATAGTAAGTTAATGTTACTGTCTAGTATGTGCCATAGTTATGCTATAGGTGAGTTAGCTAGAATAGTAGCACATAATATGGGCAAGAAGTATGACCTTAAATTTAACCGTGAGCTATGTACCAGAGTAGCTTTAATAGTGTTAACACATTAGGAACTTAACAATGCCAGATTTTTCATTCCTAGATACCCAGCTTGATATCAAAGTAGTTGATGAAGAAGTTGAGGTAATAGATTTACAAGGTGAGATAGACCCGCGTATTAAATTACTGTCTCACTCTTCTCGTAACTTATTACATGCCTGCCCCCGTAAGTACGAACTGTATAAGCTTAAAAGTAATTCTGTATCTACTGACCCTGAAAGAGAACAGGAATCAGAAGTTACTCTTAACTTTGGTAGCGTAGTTGGTGTAGGTATACAGTCTGTTATAGAAGGTAAGTCATTTGATAGAGCAGTATTAGATTGTTTCCTTGAATGGGAAATAGATTTAGATGCTGCTACCGAAAGACAAAATAAGTCTTATTATCGGGCTATCTATGCTGTTAAAAAGTTCTATGACCTATATACATTAGGTGCAATAAGTGACTACGAACTTGTGTATTACAAGGGTAAGCCAGCATGTGAATTATCTTTTAATATTATATTACCTAATGGCTATCGCTATCGTGGTTTCCTAGATGTAGTACTTAGACATAAGGAAACAGGTGAGATAATAGTACTAGAACTTAAGACTAGTAGTGGTATTGCTCAACCTGCTATGTTCCAGAACAGCGGGCAAGCTATTGGTTACAGTGTAGTATTAGATGAACTGTTTCCAGAACTGTCTAGTTATAGTGTTTATTATTTAGTGTATGAGACTCGTAGCTATGAGTATAAACCTATGCACTTTATGAAGTCTTTATCTAAGCGAGCGCAGTGGTTATCTGAAATGCTGTTAGATATAGAGAAGTTAGAACTATATCATAAGTCTGACTTATTCCCTATGCATGGAGAAAGTTGTTACTCTTTCGGTCGTCCTTGCGAATACTTAGGTATATGTGAGCATAGTAACTTACAGCTTACTAAACCTTACACTAACTTAGTTGAAGCGTACGTTAAAGAGGATGAAGGTAAGTACCAATTTAATGTTGACTTCGAAACCTTAATAGAAAGACAGCTGGAGAAAACAAGTGAACATTAAAATTATGGGCTTAGAAACAGTGCAGGAATCTAATACCTGTGTTACGTTTGACGAAGTAGTAGCAGAGTCAGAGAAAGCCATGCTATTTAAGTTTATTGATGCGCAAGGCATACCTACTAACACGTGGTTGCCTAAGAAGATGCTAGCTAACTATCGTGAGGACTTAGCATTAGTGTGGGTATGGGATAAGTTTATTCATGATATAGCTGGCCCAGCACAAACTGACCTTCTTAGGCTTAATGAAGTACCTGCTGATGAAGCTATAGCTACTATCAATACTAGTGCAGCCGATAAGCTTAATGCTATGCAAAGAGGAGATAACCAGTGAGTATGGAAACTTATATACGCACTAAAACCGAGGAGTTATTGGGCGACATACGTATGCAAATAGCTGTAGCTAATAGTATGCACGCAGTTAATCCTGACATTACTGTCTATGTTAATGCTACTGCCGCCAGCTTATTAAGAGGCACATGCAGTTACCCTAAAGTAGCAATACCTAACATAAACGTGGAAGGAGATATAAAAGTGTTTGGTTATACTGGCTGGATTATATCTAATAACACTCACCCTTTGTTTAGAATAGCAGTAGAACCTAAGGAGTAATTAACAATGGCTAAGACTATAGCTAGTCGTAAAGCTGAAAACAAGACTTACCCTAAAGTCATTATATATGGTGCACCTAAGTCTGGTAAATCATTGGGTGCTGGTAAGTTAGCTGAAGAGTATAACCTTATATGGTTTGACTTCGAGAACGGTAGTGAAGTGTTAGAACAACTACCTACTGAATGGCAGGAACGTATACAGTTAGTAAGCATACCTGACACAAGGGACTTTCCTATCGGTATCGAGACTGCACTTAAGGTTGTTAAAGGTAAGTCTAAGATATGTGATGAACACGGTAAAGTTAATTGTATGCTGTGTACTAAGACTGCTAAAGACAGTGACTTATCTGACGACGAGTTATTCACTACTGTGGATGTTAACAACTTACCTGATGATACTATTGTAGTATTTGACAGTCTTACTCAGTTAACTAACAGTGCTATTGCGCAGATTACCCGTAACCAGCCGGATGATTATAAGCTTAATTATGATGATTGGGCGCACCTTGGTATGTTGCTTGACAGATTCTTATCTTATTTGCAGCAAGCTAAGTATAAGGTAGTAGTCATTACCCACGAAGTTGAGTCTGAAACTGAATCTGGTAAGACTATTATAGTACCTCTTGGCGGCACTCGTAACTTTGCACGTAACTTAGCTAAGTACTTCGGACATGTAGTATACGCTGAACGTAAGCTTAAGAAACATGTATTTAGTTCTAGTACAACTGATAGTACTACTGTACTGTCTGGCTCACGTACTAGTGTTGACTTGCAGAAAGACGGAGTAACTAGCTTACTTCCTATATTTACTTCTGCGGATAAAAAGAACAAGAGTTTAAAAGATGTTAAGAAAGATACGACCACTAAGCCCACTACTACTAATACTAAGTCTGCCGATACTGCTACCACTACTAACAGTAGCGCTACTATTAATGACTCAGTAAAAGATAAGTTAGCTGCTTTACGGGCTAGAACTAAAACCTAGTTTCTCCGTGCGCTAAGTTCGCTGGTATACCGAACTATACAATAGTATACGTCTTGCTTTATATTATATTGCATATTAAGTTTAATACCTAGTGTGCAATAACCATGTATAGCAATCAATAGCATACATCTATTTATCAATCCATTAATTTATTAATCCATTTATAGGAATATTATTATGTCAGATATTAACATCGACGAACTATTAGACATCTCTCTAGACGATTTAAACGATTTACCTGAGTTTAAACCTTTCCCTGCTGGCAGTCACTTAATTAAGATGACTATGGATAAGAAAGAAGTTAACGAAAAACCTTGCGTAGAAATTAAGCTTGTCATGGTTGAAACCGTAGAGCTTGCTAAAGAAGTAAGCGAAGACAAGAAATGTGTGGAAGGTGATGAAACTTCTATCTTGTGCGACTTAACTAATGAGTACGGACAGGGTAACTTAAAGGCAATCTGTAAGCCTATTGGTGAAGCGCTTGGTACTTCTAATCTGTCTGAGATTGTGGCATCTGTTAAAGACCTTGAATGTGCGGTAACTACTACCTTACGTAAGGACAAGAACGATCCTGATAAGTTCTACACGCAGATTAAACAGGTTACACTAGGCTAATAGCTTATCGTAATTTAAGTGAGTAGCCCTGTTTAATTACGGGGCTTCTTTATTAAAGATTGTTATTTATAGCTGTCTTTACTAAGGAACATAACCACGGAGATACTACCATGTTTAAGTTAAACTACATTACAATGTGTATTAGAGCTGCAATGTACGGAGTTGTTTATCAGAAGGAGACTAACAATGAAGATAAGTAAAGCTCATTTGTTGGCTGCGTTAAGCAATACACTAACACACAACACTACTGATGGTGCTACTAAGTCTTTATTAACTGTTAGCCTTATCAACACAGATGCTGCTGCACCTAGTAGCACACCTAAGCCTGTTGATACTTACCAGAGTAGGCAACGTAAGAAGAAACTTGCTAAGAGGAAGAAGAAACTGAGACAAAGGAATAAGGGATAGGCTAATGAAAAAGTATCATAGACCTAGTAACAAGCAACGGGTAGCACGTACTAGAAACTTCCAAAAGTTCCAGCTAGCTAGTATGAAAAGTTCACTTAGTGGTATTAATAGTGACTGGCGAAACATAAAGCACCTTGTAGCTGTTAGCCCAGACTACTTAAAAGAGTTACAGAAGTTACGGGAAGCTGAACAGCTGATAAGGCATGTTTTAGGTAGCTGGGATGAAGTAACTGCTGAGTGTATTGCAGTAACAACTAACGAGGAGAAATAGAAACATGAGTACACAACTACAAGTTATGAAAGATAAGTTAGCTAAGATGCGCGCTGAGAAAAAGAATGCTGTAGCTGTAAATAGCAGTGTTCTTTTTTGGGGTACTGGGCATGATAAAGCATACTTACCTATGTTGAAGTCTTGTGTTGGTAGTACTCATGTTATAGTAAACACTACTGCTATTAGTACTCTTACTCAGTTTACTCTACACTGTAAGAGCAAGCACTTAACTAAAGTGTTTACTACCTCTGTACCTTTGTTGAGATTACTACTTAAATGGGATAAGCGGGCTGCACCTAGTCTGTCTAACTATGCAGGTAGTTATTTTAATATAGAGGGTATAGAGATAGTATTCATTAACCCCCTCAAACAACTAGCTACTGTTAGCTACGGCAAGTTTATGGCAACCCGTCATATATCTAAGTTATCTAATCCTGATAATTGGTTTAAACCCCCTGAATTTAAATGGCATGTAATAGATGAACGTAACTACGAGTCCGCTTTAGCATGTCTTAAACAAGATAACTGCCTGTTAATAGGTATTGATGTTGAGACTCTTAAAGACCACACCCGTATTAAGTGCTTATCTTATACTGGCCTGTGGGAAGATAGCAGTGAGCCTAGCGGATACCATACTGAGACTTATGTATTAGCTATAGATAGTATGTTTGCAGTAGAGATAATGCGTAAGTTTAATTGGGACACTAAAGCAGCTAAGGTAATGCAGAATGGTAAGTATGACATAGCTTATTTTGCTAGGTACAATGCACCTGTATATAATTACCAATATGATACTGCTATGATGTTCCATTCGTGGTATGCAGAGTTACCTAAAGACTTAGGTTTCCTTAACAGCTTCCTTATTCGTGAGGCTTATTACTGGAAAGACTTATCAGATACAAATGACTTGTATGAATACTATCGCTATAATGCTCTTGATACTTGGGGTACTGTTATGGCGTGTGTTGTCATGTTAGCAGAAATGCCAGATTGGGCTATTAAGAACTATAAAGATGAGTTCCCGCTAACATTCCCTAGCCACATGTGTGAGTTACGTGGTATAAAGCGTGACATTAGTAGGATGGAAGAAGCCTATAAACAAGGTGATAGTATACGTGCAGAATACCAAGCTAGATTAGATACAGTATTAAGTACCCCCGAAGGCTCTGAATTTAATGTAAGTTCGCCTAAGCAAATGAAGCAACTATTATTTATATTAGGTTGCGGTGACTTAAAGTCTGCTGATGAAAAAAGTCTAAAGAAGGCTATGGATAGAAGTCCTATTAATCAACGTATATTAGGTTATGTATTAAACATACGTAAGATTCGTAAGGAACTATCTACATATATAACAGTAGGTAAAGAGTTCCAAGAAAAGAATAAAGATAGAATACTATTCTCTATTAACCCACATGGCACTGATACAGGCAGACAAGCTAGTAGAGAACATGCTTTTTGGTGTGGAGTTAACATACAGAATATACCTAGAGGTGGTGCAGTTAAGTCTACTTATGTAGCAGATGAAGGCTTTGCTTTATTTGAAGTAGACTTAGAACAAGCTGAATCGCGGGACACTGCTTATTTAAGTGGTGATACTAACCTTATTAATGCGGTTGAACACTCACCTGATTTTCACAGTGCTAATGCTAGTGCTTTCTTCGGTATACCCTTTGAAGATATATTCGATGTTAAGGCAGGCAAAGTACTTAATAAACCATTACGACAATTAGCTAAACCTGTTAACCACGGTGCTAACTATAACATGGGAGCCTACGTATTAATAGATACTATGGGTGTTGCTCATATATGGTTAGCTAAAGAGTTACTAGCTTTAAATAAATTCTTCTCTGCTGTGCAGGTGGCTGAACATCTGTTAGAACAATTCCACAAGGCTTACCCCAAAATAAGAGCTGTATTTCATAAAGGTGCTATTAAAGAAGTATTACTTACTGGATTACTACGCTCTCAAGCAGTTCACCATAACTGGACTGAAACTAAAACCATGCTAGAAAACCCCTCTATTAAAGATAAATGGAACTCTGAATGGGAACATATGTATACCGAAGCTGGCGGTGCTTGGACTAGAAGGTGCTTTAAAGACCCTAGTAAGTCTAAGACAGCGGCTAACGCTTACATAGCACACCCACCACAATCCTTAAATGCAATGACACTAAATAAATCATTTATTACAGTATATAAAGATATAGCAATCAATCCTAAGTATAGCGATAATTTCAAGTTAATAGCACAAGTTCATGATTCCATAATAGGGCAGTATAGATTAGGTCATAGTTATTTAATGGAGATGGTCAGAGAACGTATGGAAGTACCAGTAACTATTAAAGGTTACGATAACATAGTACGTTCTTTCGTAGTACCAGCTTCTGTTAAAGGCGGCCAGCATACTGATAAAGGATATGCCAAGTATTGGGCAGAAACAGAATAACAAATAGAGGTTAGCATGGCTATAGACTACATAGCTACCTATCTTAAATATACTGACGATAATGAGTGTCCGAAGTTATTTCATAGGTGGACTGCGTTAAGTTGCCTTGCAGCAAAATTAGGTAGAAAAGTACATTTTAGATTCGGTCACTTTAATATATACCCTAATATGTATGTCTTATTAATAGGTAGCCCAGGTACTAAGAAATCAACAGGTATCAAGATGGGCGCTAAGTTATTAGGAGATACTGGGTATGATTACTTTGCAGCAAAGAAGACTAGACAGGAAAAGTACCTAACTGACTTAGCAGAGCAATTCCTAAATAAAGGTAAAGATACAAGTGACGTAGATTTAATCCTAGATAACTTAACATTAGATGAAGACTCTGCTAGTGAGAAATCAGCGGCATCTAATAAAGCACCTGCGGAGTCTTTTGTTACAGCTGATGAGTTTAATAACTTTATAGGCTATAACAACGTAGACTTCATTTCTATACTAGGTGAGTTATGGGATTACAATGGAGTATTTGATTACCGTCTAAAGAACAGCGATAGTATTTATATTAATAACCCTACCATTAATATACTAGGCGGTAATACTCAAGTAGGTCTTAACTCAGCTTTCCCTCCAGAGATTATAGGGCAAGGTTTCTTTAGCAGGCTGTTACTTATATACAGTGACCCTAGCGGTAAAGAGATACCATTCCCATTACCTCCAGATGAATCTCTTAAAGGTGATTTAGTACAATTCTTTTCAGATGTAGAAGATAAATTACATGGTGAGATGTTACTAACAGATGAGGCTAGGGAGTTAATGAAAATTATCTACACTAAGTGGGATAGTATTGATGACCCTAGATTTGAACATTATAGTAACCGTAGATTCCAGCATCTTATAAAACTTACTATGGTTATAGCAGCAAGTAAGTTATCTATGCAGATAACAAAGGATGTAGTTATTGAGGCTAATACTGTCCTTACTTTCGCTGAACAGCTTATGCCTAGAGCACTAGGTGAATTTGGTAGAAGTAAGAATAGTGCTGCTACCCATAAGATACTTGTGTTTATCACTAACAAAGGTATGGCTACATTTAAAGAAATCTTTAAGGTTGTTAGCCAAGACTTTGATAAGCGGGAACAAGTAATAGAAGCTATCAACTCATTGTTACTGGCAGATAAAATAGCAGTACAAGAGACTAATAGCGGCAGGACAATCTACTTACCTAAGAAGAAAGTATTATTTGACGGTGAGGATGGATTAGTAGATTGGAAGTATTTAACTCAGGAAGAACTTAACTCTTATTAAATGAGGTTATTATGGAAACACAAAAGAAACAAATTGACTTAGAAGCTATGGTAGATATTGAGTCCTTAGACACAGTAGAACTAGCGGTAGTATTTCAGATAAGTATGGTTATATTCTCACCTACTGAGGAAGTACCTGACTTGTATATGAACTTCTATCTAGACATAGATGAGCAGTTAGATAACGGCAGAACTACTAGTAAGAGTACATTAGAGTTCTGGAACAGCCCTGAAAATAAGCCTATGTTGGATAAGGCTATATCTATTATTAACGAGTCTGAAGTTAGAAGTAATCATAGTATGCACGCGACTGCCTTCACTATTGCAGAGAACATTAACACCATAAATAGAATCTATGGTTATAGTAATGTTAACTTTAATATAGTAGCTTGGTGGTCTCGTGGTAACTTTGACTTCCCTATTCTGAATAACTTATTCAGACAAGTTAATATGCCTGTACCTTGGAGTAAGCACTGTACTATTAAAGAACTTCGTACTTTAGCTGATGAATTAGGTGTACCTAAAGTAGAGTCTGAAGTACCTCATAATGGTATCCATGATTGCAAGGCTCAAATAAAAACTCTTAAACAGTGCAGAGCTAAGATAGCTAGATGGAAAGCTATGGAAGCTAGTGTACTAGGTAAGGAGGTAGACAAATGAAATGGTTAGATAAGTTATTAAAAAATCCTCCTCACTGGCGGGAGTTTAAAGCGGCCAAAGCTAACTTCGTGTACGTGAAGGATGAGTACAATGAAGCTATCAGGTATAGTAGTATATACCATATTTTTGAAGGTGACTGTGAAGATTTTGCTTTTACTTTACAGAAGGCTTTTGGTGGGGGTGATGTAGTATACGCGTCTGTAGATAAGGTAGGTCATGCAGTATTACTTAAAGATGGTTGGGTGTATTGTAACTTATGTAGTAAGCCTTATAAGTTAGCTGATTATACTGCAGGAACAGTGTTCCCTGAAATTAAACTACTGTTTAACTCTATGCCTGTTAGGTGGGAGATTGATAATGAAGGCCGAAAATAAGTGTGTAAACGTAGATAACGTATGTACTTTTATACAATATACAGGAGATAACTTATTGGAAGTACTTGAGTTTACAGGTAGGCACCCTGAGTTCGACTCTTGGTTTTATAGTGACGAAGAGTATGTTAAGTACGTTAAGGATAACGGTAATGTGTTTAAGTTATTTAGACCTCATCCTCTAGGAAATAGGTACGATGAAGTTAATGTAGGTGACTATATAATAGACATACTTGCCTATAAGTTAGTAGTCACTGAACAGCAATTCAACAAAAGGTGCATAGTATTATGATTAGTAAAATAAATCCAGCACAGCAACAAGTAGCTAAGCTAACAGCTGTTATGGCTATTATACAGGCTCAAGTAAAAGCTAATCCGGTACCTGTATTACAGGAAAGTATTACTTTGATTGAGGTTCTTAATAACGCTCTTAAGAATATCTCATCTTTAGTACAGCCTACACCTAAGCCTTTTGGTATGTATAGCTGTACTGTACAAGATACTATTGCTAACATAAGCAGAGTATTAGCTAAAGCTAGAGCTGATTTAGATGAAGCTAATAGTACGCGGTTGCCAGCATTAGCAGATACTATCAGTGAGATTGATATATACAATGCGTATATAGCAGGGTTTACTATTAGCGCTGAAGGTTTTAATGCAGAATACGGGTGTAGAGAACAAGACCTATACCGTCGTTTTAAACTGTATGCTAAACAAACTCTAACTGATACTCAGTGGAGTAAGATAAAGGAGGTAATAAACAAATGGCCATAGCAGGTGCTGCTTATTTTTCTAAGGAGCGTGTCTGGTTAATGCAAGAAGTTAACAGGCATCCTCCATTAGTTCGTTGCTTACTTGACATGGGACTGAATATTAATAACCCTCTGAATTGGGGTCAGTTACTAGGTCAAATAGCAGCTTATGTTAACGTAGTCTTAGAAGGCGTGTATACTGAAGATGAATTAAATCCTATATACACTGCCATTAGGGACAAGTTAATTACACGCCGTATTAAAGGTTATGCTGATGTTGCAGCTATAGGCTTTGAGCAGTACGGTACAGACTCCACAGAAAATAAAATCATTCATTAGGAAACTACTATGAAACAAGTTACAGATATTAAAAACCTTATGCCAATAGGTATGCGTGAACCGGAACGTTCTCAAGCAGTAGAAGAAGTACCGGAAGAAGTAATAGCAGAGTATGTGGAGATGGTAGCTAAGTTAGCTAAACCTCCGCAAGATATAAAGGGCGTAAAAGTAGGTAGCTTAGAAGTGATAGCGCAGTTAGCTAGTAACATCTCTGGTGCCGCTAGTATATTGCAGGATACCTGTGAGCACCTACTAGAAACTAGTAAACTAGGTTATAAGGTAGACGATAGTTTTATCGAGGCTGTTAAGACAACTGATGTTTTAGAGCCTTTCCCTGATGCTACTTATGAAGAAGCTTTTATTAACATACTGCTTAATAACTTGCATATGTATATGGGCGTAGCTGGTGAGTTAGGTGAATTGCTGGATGCTATTAAGAAGAATGTAATCTACGGTAAACCTCTTGATACTAAGAATGTATTAGAAGAGTGCGGAGATATCATGTTCTATACTACTGGCGGGGCGCTATTATATAAGACGGAAGGATTAAAGCCTAGTAAGGAAAGCTTGGATAGGCTATATAAGACTTCCCCTGTTACTGACGGAATGGCTTCGTTATTTACCTGCTTAGGTATTACTAAGGAAGAAGCAATGCATGCTAACATGGATAAGTTAGTTAAGGCAGCTAATGCGCGTTATGCAGAAGGTAAGTACTCTGATGCACAAGCTATTAATAGGGCGGATAAAGCAGAAGGGGAGTAGTGACATGAACACACTGCCTAGGGAAGAGATTATATCTTTGCTAAATAGTGGTGAGGTGGATTTAGTCATAACTGCTACTGTACACGATGCCAGACAAATACGTTCGCAGACTGAGTTTAAGTTCTGTAGGCATATAATGTCTGTATTTAATGTAGATAGGGGGACTAAGGGAGTTAGATTTAAGACGGTTGCTTTAGATGAGTCTTTAGACCTAAGAAGGTTAAGTAGCTTTGAAGAAGATAGACTAGCTGCTGCCTTAACTTCCCTTAAGCAAAGAGGCACAGAGTTGCGGCAATAAGTAAAAAGCTGGGCATCCGTTCCCAGAAAGTACCACTACCAAGAGGAAATTAATATGGCTCAATGTACTACAAGAACACTTACTACAGCTACACTAGTACTAAGTGAAGGTGAAGCACGTTACTTACTTGCACTTACTCAAAACTACTTACAAGGTCATTCAGAAGATGAAGACGAAGAAGATGCAGAAATTAGACATAGTATATTCTCTGCTTTAAATAAAGCTGGAGTGTCTCTTACACCTTCTTTCTGATTAGTCTTCCCCGTAGAAATCTCTAGGTGGTTTACCTCCCATTATTATTTGCATGTGTTTAGAGTATGGACTGTTTAAGTTATCAGCCAGTTCATTAGCTTGAGACAAGTTAGCAGATTTATATAGTGAGGTATACCACCTATTAAACCCAGTAATATCCCCGCCTATCTCTGCATATCTCTGTGCAAACTCATCTATCTTAGCCGCATCAGGCTGCTTACCAGCAATAAGTTCAGTTTTAATAGCTTTACCTAATACCTGTCTACGAGCATTATCTTTCATTTGATAAGCCGTAGTTCTATATACAGTGTCCTGTGCAATAGCTTCATCTAGTGGCTTAGCACCTGCTAACCTAGTTAAGTTAGTTAGCGTAAGTAAGTCATTTGCAGCTATAACATTACCACGGCTACTAGTACTATAACTAGCTTGCTCTGGGTTATTAAAACCTTTAAGTGCCACAGCCAGTCCAGCTAACGGTCTGCTAACAGCATTATGTTCTAGTCCATTTAGCAATGCAGTACTAACATCCGCGCCATTAGCTAAACTACCTATTGTACCGAATATGTTACCTAACATCCTGCCAGTAGCTTGAATAGCTGGAACTTCTGCTGGGTTAGTAGGTAGTATAGTAACGTGCCTTGGGTTAATGTCGCCGCGAGTATATAAGTTAATCTTTAATGCTGGGTCTATTAAACCAAACATATTAGAACCTAACCCATACATTAACCAATCACCTGCTTCCTTACCTGCCGTACCATACACAGTAGTAAAGGCATCTTTATGTTCATTATTACCTGAAGCATTACCTAGTATATGTGTGTTGACAGCATTAAACCCAGGTAAGCCGTTCATACCATGGATAGTACCTTGTAGTGCTAATAAGGTAGCAGCATCTTTAGCATGTCCCTCACCCATATGTCTTAATAGCTGTTGAAGTAAGTTAAACTGGTAAGTTTGAAACAGACCTATTGCTTGTCCTATAGCACCACTAAATACCCCAGGTCTCTGTGCAGCTAAATAGTTACCTTGAGTACGGTTAACAAAGGTATTGATATATGCCCAAGCTGTCTTATCATCCATAACACCATGCTTAACAGCTACATCAGTTATTTGTTTCATAACATCAGCAGCAACAAAGCGGTTAAACTCTTCCGCTAACTTGTTACCAGTTATCTTCTCACCTAAGTTACCAAACTTCTCAGCACCTTTAGATACTCTTTGTAGGATACCATTAACTTCTTCAAAGGATTCCTTGCCAGTAAGTGTTAAGTCATCAATAGACTTCATATACTGGTCACTGATACTAGATAATACGCCGCGTTCCCTGTACATCTTGAACTCAGGGCTATTCCAATTAAACTTCATCATAGAGTTGCCAATAAGCTTATGCGCAGAAAACATAGTTTTATCAGTACCTATGACTTTAATATTAGCTAGCTGTGCTAACTCACCTGCTGCATCAGCATTACTGGAATTAATAGCACGAATAACAGCTTTAGTTTCACTACCTAATAATACGTTAGCTGATACAGTGTTCACCACGGCGTTGATACTATCTAACCTTAACACGACTGTAGCTAGCATACTATTGACTTTCTGTATCATAGTAGAAAGCGCACCTTTAGGTACTGTACTGTTAGCGAATAGTTGCATATCAGCATTGTAAGCAACACCTTGATAGCCACTCTCTTTAAGTATGTTATTTACACTGTTAAGTTTATTGTCTAGTGAGGCTCCAGATACTTCACCTGCCATAGCTTGATGAATACGCTTAAACATAGTACTGACACTGCGGTCTAACATAGTGCTAGCATTCATCCAATAAGGATAGTCATTATGCCTAGATACATTAAGTGCTGTCTTTATGTAATCATTAAATGGATTATTAGACAGAGACTCAGCGAATTTAGCTAAACTAACATTAGAGAAAGTGGAAGTCTGTAAGTTAGTAGCTTCTTCACCAAGTCTTAATAACTCTTGAAACTCTACTTCATACTTAGCTGTAACACCTTCTCTTACAATATTAGCTGCCTTAGCATTATGCCACTTAAGAACATTCTGCGTAATAAGAGTAGGGTCAGTAGGAGGGTTATAGTTAGCAGATACACCTAAGCGCTTAACTTCCATGTCTAGGTAGTTACTGTTAATAGTCTTCTCATACTCATACTGGCCTATAGACTTGTAATACTCCTCAGCATCCCGCTTAAATAACACCTTAAGCTGAGGGTTACTTTTAAGAGTATTACTCATAGTCTCTAATTCTTCCTCACTAGTAGCATATATAGTACGATGATGATTACCAGTAGTAATGCTGTTATCTATTACGATAGCAAAGTGCTGGTAGTCACTAGGGTTAACAGGAATAGGATAGTACTCAAGAGGGTCTCTGTTAAGTTCTATTCCTTGAGCAGAGCGGATAGCAGCAAGGTTATTTACATTCTTACCGTTAAGTTCTATGTGAGCCTTAATAGCTTCTGCTGTTTCCTTGTTCTTAATAGGTATGTTCTCAGGAGTCCTAGAATCAAACACTGGGCGAGTAGGTGGTTCTTTGCCATTATCTACTGCTTCTTTAGCCATCTTCTCCCACTTATATAGGTTAAGCGGAACCATAGCATTACCAGCATCATTAAGGGTATACTTAGTTTCAAGCGCCCGTAAATTAGCATCTAAGGTTGAGAACTCAATAGCAGCTTTTTCGTTATTACGTAAGTTATATAGCGGGGCATTCAACCTAAGTTCTGCTGCTTCTTTGGCCTTAGTTATTGCTCTGTTAGTAACATTACCTACGTACTCTACTGTACTTGCTAGCGAGCCATAGTTACCGTTACTAAAACTAAGGAAGCCAGGCCCTGCTCCACTAGACTTAGCCTTTGATTTAATATCAGAAGAAAAGATATCAGGTAGCTGCCTAAAGAAGTCACCCAACACCGTAGCACTTGCTCTATCCATACCTTGTCTATATACACGTTGCTGCTCCTTAATAATAGTTACAGCCTTAAGTACGTTACCATCTAAGTCATTAAAGTTAGAGATATCATAGGCTACGTTAATATGTTGTGGGCGATTCCAGATAGCTACTTCTTTACCGTCAGCGAACTTATCAGAAAATTCCTTAGCATAAGATTGGAGTGCTGTGAAGTCACTAATATCAAAGTCGTCTGCAGAAGTAGTAGTTTTTAACTCGCCACTAAGTACTTTATTTTTAACATTAATTATGGCCGCTATTTCTTCCTGAGTTGTAGCAGTAGGCTTAGCACCACCAGCCCTGTACATTAACTCATTAGCAGCTTCTAATTTCTGTCTTATAATAAAGTCTTTAAGTCCAATAGTACTTAGGTCTTCACCTTTAGGTAAACCAGATATTTGCAGGTAATCTAATGCTTCCTCCCCGTACTGTTGATAAGCACGTTCCAATAAAGGGAAGTCATTAGCATCTACATATAACTTATTCTTAGCAGATAGCTTTAAATCAGGTATAGATTGTGCCCATATATAACGAGCATTAACTGTTAGCTTGTCCGCTTTGAATAAGTTAAAGGGATTCTTAGACTTACCGCTAGCTTTAGCAGTATGTTCTTTTAATGAGAAAGAGAAAGTTTTCTTACCAGCAGTTACCTTGGTACGAGACTTATTAATCTCAATCTTCTCTCCCTTCTTAAGTGTATCCGCAAGCTGAGTTATTATGGGCTTCTCAAAAGATATCTTACCAGCATTCTCGCCCCATAACTTAGCAGTACCTTCATGTATATCTGAGTCTAGGAACTTCTTCATTTCCTCGTCAGTAGCTTTACCTAGTGCTACCTTCTCAGTTAGCTTCTCGTATTCCTTTATTAGCTTAGGGTCTTTAGTTAGCCTGCTAGTTTCCTTTAAGCCAGTAACGAACTTAACTTGCTCTTCAAAAGGAAGTTGTTTAATGTTATCCGTAAGCACTGCTGATACTTCATAATCCTTACCGGTAATATCATTAAAGTTCTCTCTTAACCTGTTCTCAAGCTTAGCCTTAGTAGCTTCTGCTTTGTTCTTTAATATAGACTGGCGCTCTGGACTAAAACTAGTAGGGATATCAGGCATGTTATTAATAGTGTCCAAATCCATAATAATCTTAGCGTGCGGGTCTGTGATATTATGTTGCTCAGGAATATGAGTCCAAGGCATAGCTTCAATAGTTGCAGCATCAGCTTTGTTACGGATAGCGAACTTAATAGAGGCCGCATCTACTGCCCCTCCTATACCTGTAAATAAGGCTGCACCAAAGAGCGCGTTTTTAGCTATATCAGAGAAATCCTGTTCTTCTAATATAGGACTGCTATACATAGTAGCTGCTACCATACCTTCAAAAGCCAATGCTTCTAAGAAGTTCTGTTGAGCACCACTAGCTAAGGCTTTAAGTGCATTACCTTGAAATAGTGATGTAGCAGTACCAGTAGTAGCTACTTCTTTAAGTGCCTTACCTAAGTGCAGTGGTTTATTAGGTGCTAGTAGCCCTAGTGCTTTACCCATACCAGAACTAAACTTACCCGCACCTATAGCAGTTTGCAGTGATTTCTGACCCAGGTTTAAGAACCTCACACCAGCTGTACCTGGAATAAAGGAAGACACTATAAACCCAGCTAAGTCTGCGCCTTCTTTATATTCCTTATAATAATCAACCCAGTTATCACCGAAGTTAGCTATAAAGTCTTCTGTCTCTCTGGTCTCTAAGTCAGCACCGAACAAATTACCTATATTAGTAGGCATGTTATATAGTTCGTTTACGCCGCTCATTAGACTAACGCCAATAAACTTAGGTATACTGGCAGTTAAATCAGAGGCAGATTCTAGGAATGTTTTATTCCCATTAGCTATGGATTGAGTATCGGCAGCAGTAGCCCAAGCTGGTGGACTAGCTGCACTGCCTTTAGTGTACTGGTTAATATAATCTTGGTATGCATTAGCCATTAGTTATTATCCTCGCTATAATTAGTAGCTGCTGGAGTGTTGACTATATACTTAGTTAGCATGTTCTCTATTTCTACAGGTGAAGTGAAGTCAATAGCTACAGTAGGTTCAGGACCTTTAATAAGTTCTGTAGTTGTGTTAACTCCGCCTACTACAGTCCTATCTACTAAGAAGCCACCAACTTTACTAAGCATAGATGAGTTATCTGCTGGCTTAACTACACTCTTATAGCTACTTTGCGGTGCTATGTTGTAACGTTCAAAGCCGCCATTAATACTATTATTATACTGAACAGCTGTGTCAAAGATAAGCTCTATACCATCAACTACTTCTTCAGCTTTAATAGTACCTGCATTAACAGCAGCTGCACCCATAGTTAATAACTTGTCAGGATTAGCATCCTTAACACCTTCTGCATTAGAAAGTACTTTAGTATAGAATGCACTGTTCTTAACAGCTTCACTATACTCAGTAATTACTGATAATGGCGGAGCATGATAAGGGTTAGAGTAATCATCTGCCTTGATGTTAGATGTATAGTCATTAATTAACTCTGATAAGGTAGCATTAAATAACGCTTCGGCTTCCTGAGCAGTCTTAGGCTCTATACGCTTCTGTGTTCTTGTGTCTATTTTATTAGACATAGCAACTAATGCTTGCTCAGCTAACTTAAGTCCTGAAGATTGCAGGTTAGCAGGTACGCCATTAGGAGATAACTTAGATACAGTAGTAAGGGCATCAAATGGCGATGTACCTATTTGTACTGATTCACCTTCGCCGCCACCCATTAAATACAAGTCTCTCCAACGAGTACCTAACTCAGTTCCTTTTTCAGCACTGAATCTTTCACGTAAAGTAGCAGAAGAAGTTAGTGGTAATCCTAATGCAGCTTCTGCTTTATTTACCCTAATAGCTATGTCTTGCTCAGTGAGTCTAGTAGATGCTAACTGGCTATTAAGTACACTAAGTTCAGTCTGTAACTTCTCTACTTTCAGAGGGTCAGTAACTTTAGCTTGTTCAATTTGACGTTTCTTCTCAGCTAGGTCTAGCTCTAATAACTCACTACGAGTAGCAGAGTCTCTTTCTACGCGCTCTAGGTTCTTAGTATCAAGGTCTATGCGCTTCTCTGTTAACTCTTGTTGTTTACGCTGTAACTTAATGCGTTCCTGTTCCGTTACTTCTGACCTTTCAGCCTGCGCTAATCTTACAGCTGCCATAGCATTCTTAAGTTCTTCCCCTTTCATACCGAATATACGAGCGACGTCCTGACTATTACTAGCAGCACGTTCTACTTCGTTATTAGATAGTTCTTGTTCAGCCTTAGCTTTAACAACTTCATTGTTAGCTGCAATTATTTCATTATTAACAGTTCGCTTAGTATTATTCTGAATAGAATAAATAGACTCAGTAGCATTAGCCACGCTAGTTAGTTCATTCTGAGTACCTAGTAAAGCTGCCTTATGAGCATCTATCTTAGGTTGCATCATCTTAATACGAGTATTGCTAATAATAGTATCCAAGAAACCTATACCAGTAACTTCCTCGTTACTAATATCTCTAGCTTGGTCATATAAGTCATCAAGGGCACTAGCTTCTGTGCGGATTTCAGTCATAAGTTCTGACAAATAATTCACATCAGCAGAGTCGCCGACAGCATCAATAACTGCGTTCTCTGTTTTAAGAACTAAATTAGCTTTCTCAGTAGCAACTATAGTAGTGGCCTCTGCGGCATTAGTAATAGCAGCTGCCTTAGCATCCCTAGCAGCATTGCCTTCCCTTTTATTAGTTTCCAGCTCTTCTACATAGCCTTTAACTTCTGCTGATTGAGATACCATTAACTCTTCTGCTTTTTTAAGGCGCTTAGTTATTTCTTCAGCGCCAATGTCAGTAGCTGCTTTCTGGTCTTCAGAAGGTAGAGCTTTAAATATACTGCCTAATACAGGATTCATAATAATTCCTTACTTATAGACCTAGCCCAAAGTTAACACCTGCGGATTTAGACTTACTATTAGAGGATTCATCGAATTCTGTTTCAGTGACACCTTCGGTAGTAGTAACTTCTTCCGCTGTAAGTGCTGCTAACTCTGCTAATATTTTAGCTGTTAAGTCTCCTGCAGCCTCACTAGCTACTGAGCTATCATAAATACCAGAGACTTGTTCAGTACTAAACACTTGAGACAGTCCTTGATTCTCACCCATAAAACTATCAAGTAAGTAATTAAGTGTATCTGTGTCAAGCTGTTTACTAGTAGTCTGAGTTCCAGATACTACACTAGTTTCTGACCCGCTCTTATCTGATCTGCTTTTTTCTGTTTCTGCGCTTCCGCCTAAATCAAGACTCATAATACTCTCCTATTAGGTAGTAGGTATACGTCTGCTACTTTAACAAACCCGCATTTTTTAGCAAAATTACCTAGCATTATACCAAACTTAGTTGTTTCATCAAAGTGGGTTACTATATACTTAGCTTCTTTATCATACTCAGTGAACACCCACAGACATACTAATTTAGTTAGCTGTCTAGCTACTTTACGATGTTCTGGCATTATAGCTATATGCCCTTCGTATCCTTCACCTTTGTGCTCTAAACTGAATATAATTTTATATGTATTATACTCAAGCGCTAAGTACTTAACCCCGTTAGCTAAGTCGGTTATATTTGAAAACTTATCTTTAAGCTGAGGTATCTTTGATGCAACATGTAATACTTCAGATAAAGTAACGGGGCGAATTGTGTAGTTCATGTTAATAAGTATACTCTATGTAAGGTGTAAATAACAATAGGGTCATGCGTATTTACGGTGATAAGGCATCTATCTCAGACTCTAACTCATCAACCTTTTCTGCTAACAACTCTACAGCAGCATGCAGACTAGCTATATAGTTGTAAGCATCAGGACTTACTTTCTTTAAATCATCAGAAGGGAATTTAGGTATATCTAAGTTAATAGCCATTATCGTCTCCCTGCTATTGTGTACTTACAGATAACATCAACAAGGTTAAATTTACCTTTCATGATAATGTTATGATACTGCGCCTGAGTTAGTATATTGAATATTCTCTTATTACCTACACTAGCCGCATCATAAGCTTTAACCATAGCTTCATAGAAGTTAGGTAGTACATACCTGTCATACACATCTAGTTCAGCTACGGGAAATATGTTACTAACTGTTAGTCCCTGAAGAGTTATTAACCTTTCGCGACTATACTGTAACTTACCTAAAATAACTACACCATTAGAATCTGCCGTAGGACTCCAATCTAGGTACTCTACTTTACCGTCTGCACTTAAGAAACCTATGCTGGTTTTAGCAGGAGCTTCTTGTTTGTTATGTAACTCTAATACATCCACATGAGTACACTTAACCTTACCTAGTCTTGATAACTCTACGTCATATATAAGAGCGTAAGTAAAGGTAGGTAAATCAGAGTTAGCTATACCTATTCCGTAAGATATAACTAAGTATCGGTTGGAGATAAAGCTTACTGCCTTAACTATTATGTCAGTAGAGGCTACTAAATCAACATAGTTAAAGGTCATAGTTTCATCATCAAAGTCTTCATACATCTTACCTGATATAAAGTCAGTGATATCTGGAAGTATGTTAGATGCCTCAGTGTTAGTAACTGACTGGAGTCCTGCATCACCATAAGTAAACTGCTCTCTAGCAGATGATTCATAACTAGTAGTTATTAGCTTAGAACCGCCTTTAGAACCTACTACACTAGAGAACTTAAAGGGGTAAGAAACACTACTAGTTAGTGTAGCAGACACAATGTTACCTTCAGTATAAACTAAGAAACCAGTAGAGTTAGGTACGGCAAATAATATATTACCTTGTATTTCCTGTATCTTACCTGCACCAGCACCAGTAACATCACTAGGTGTAAAATCAGTAGGGTCTATGGTAGACGACCAAGCTACACTATCTTCTGTGTATGCAACTAAGTAACCACCAGATGCTACAACACCTAGTACTTCACTGGCATCTAACCCAGTTAGTGTTACAGGCTCTAAAGCCACGTTGTCTTCACTATATGTATAGCAACCTATGTTAGATAAATACACATAAGTAACACCATTAACAGTACCGGTAGTTACTTCATATGTACGCTCTATTAATATAGGGTCATCCGGCCCAGTAGGTTCAGGCAATAATACAGGTAGTCTATACCATTCAGAGGTATCAGTATCTAGTACAAATGCCTCATTGATATTAGTGAACGCAATAGTTACTTTATTTTTATCTGTGGAATACACAATCTTATTTGTATAAATAACTTCGTTCTGGGAATCAAGTAAGCTTTGTACGGCTGGTACAGTGAACACTAACTCAGTGCTATTAAGCCCTTGTCTAGTAGGCATTACATTATGACAATAAGCTATGGCAGGATTAGAAGGAGCTACTTCATTGTTATTATCTACGATGATAGTACTAGACTGGTCAGTAGATAGTAAAGAAAAGTTAGTTTCTTTTATTTGGATGGAGTAATTTATAACTGCCATAATGTAATTCCTATTAACCTAATATTTTAATCAGTTCTGCTTTGAACTTAGTTATAAGATAAGCTATAACTGTTATTACTACACTAAAGCCACTAACCCATTTAAAGAACCTTTGTATACCATTGACAACTTTCCAGGTAGTTACTACTCCCTCTGTGTTAGTCTTTAAGGTTTCTACTGAGGTTTTAATTTCTTTAACAGCTGTCAGTAGTTCGTGCATGTCTCTATCACGCATACTATCTTTAGCTATATACTTCTCTAAAGTAGTTTCTAGCAGTTCTAGTCTAGCCATGGCGTCTGCAATCTCTCTAATAGTGTATTCGTCGGGCATCTTATTAGTTCCTTGTACAATATACTACTCATGTACATACTTACTTCTCTTCTGTGGGTTTTTTACGCTTAACTAGACCTGCCAGTTTATCAAAGGCACCATTTACTTTTTCAATAGCAAAATAAAATGCTAAGATAAGTAAGAAATAAGGGCCAAGCATCTCACCAGTTTCTAGCATTTCACCAGAACTAGCTTTCATAGCATCAGTAATTAACTTAGCTTTTTTCTGGTCTTCCATAAGTAAATAGAACCACCCGCTAGCTAGTACTTTACCTAACAACCCTGACATAATACATAGTAAGAAACACACTGTTAGTGCTATGGCTATAAACTGACGAGTACTAGCAGCAGGGCCGGTAGCAGATAACCAGCTGAAAATGAAGCCTCTAGTATCTGCCTGTGCCTCTTGGTTAGTATAGAAAGCTTCATCAACTGTATTTACTATGCCCTTGGCTAAATCATTATTACCGCTAAAGAAACTGAGTATTGACTTAATCACCGTATATCACTCCTCTTACCTTTGCAGCCTCTTTATGGCGGCGAGTTCTAAAGTTATCTTTGAAGTCAAGTAAGTTATAGTATGCATCAACCCACTGATTAGAAGTTACCTGAGACCAGAACTTAGGAGTCCTAGACGGCAAGTCACCGTACTGGAATGCAACACTAGCTATTACTGTTCTCAGATTTTTATCTAAGTACCTGTAATCAATACTAGTATCTGCTGCAGCCCAATCTTTTAACAAGTTAACTAAGGCTTCCCTATGAGACAAATTATCTATCTGCAAGGCTTCCGTCTTAGTTAGTACTAGAGGGCACTCTTTTAACTTATAGATAGCTTTATTACCAGTTAATCCTAAGAAAGGTGTAAGCTTAGCTATTAAGTAATCAGGTAGTGCCTTAATATCAGTAGCTGAACGCTGACCTAAGTCAAAGCCTGTAGCTATAGTAACTCCAGACTCAACTTTACCACCATCAGGAGGAGGGACGTAACCAATAGTGGCACATCCCCCTTCTAGTTCAGCAATGAATTCCCAATCAACTAATCTACTGATGTTTATCATAGAGGCTGTATCTCGAAATGGAACTCGTTAAAGTAACCTGTAATAACAGTACCAGCTGTATTACTTACACCAGTGTTATATAGTACTTGTACACAGGGGCGAATATTAGTACATCCTTTAGGTACGATACCACCTATGCGAACATACTGCCAGTCATTCTGTAAGGTTTCTACCCTAGCTTCTACCTTATCACCAAGCTTCCTATTACCTAAGGCATCATTATAATATATGATTACCTGAAACAGACCTGCATCATTAGAAGCATCCCAGTCATTACGTATATAAACACCACCAGTATAAATATCACCTGGTTTACATGCAAAGTACTGACCTACTTCTAGACCTTGTAGACCACCATCACCTGCGTAAGTAACTTGTATCTTACCGAAACGAGAACCCCAGTTAGGTGTTATACTACCATCAACAGTTTCTGAGGTAAGTACTAAGTCACTAGAAGTAGCATTACCGCCTAAGAACTCACGCTTATGATATACACTCATATCAGAAGATTCACAGTCACCATTAGCCATCATGTTAGTGTATTTACTGACAGGAGGTATATAGTAATCTACGAAACCTAAGTAGTGAGGATTCTGAATAGCTACTCTGCCTACTCCATCTACTAAGTAGTCATGAGGAGCATAACCTGAGCCACGAACATTGTAATCACCAGACATATTATAAGTACAATCTCTCATAATAAGCCCGCCTGTCTTACCTTCAGTAGCATCTGAGATAAAGTAAGGTTCATCAAAAGCACGGTTGTTATTAGGTACCCATGATTTAGTTATACAGAATAAGCTAGCCCCAGTGACCTCTACATACTTAAATGTAGTTAAGCTGTTATTAGGGTTTTCTATATGACCTTCCCAATATACAATTGCATCACGCTCAGTAACAATAGGAATGTTATTGAATGAACTACCCAGTATGTGCCATTCGCCCCTAGTAAAGTAAACAGGCGTATTACTGGTATCAGCAAAGAAGCAATCACGGATAACCATACACTCACCAAAGTCAACAGCAGCGTTCCAAGCAGATGGAGGCATCTTAATAACACCCCCAATAGTACGACTATTAGTAATATGAAACTTCCATACATAATCAGTGAACTCAAAAGTAGTTTTAAATCCTCTGACGCTTACATAATCTATACTACCACAACTAACTTTGTCTTCACTAGCGCCAGTACCTATCTGTATAGCTGAGGCAGTAAACTCACTGTTCTTAGGGCCACCAGATAAGTTAAGGTGAGTAATGAATGACTTAGCCATACGGTCATTAGCTTCATAAACATCTTCACCTTTAATAAGTAACCCGTAACCTTCAGCTGGTACGCTATCCCAATATAGTCTACTAGGTTGTCCGCCTCTTCCTTCCCAACTAGTTGCAAAGCCATCTATAATAAAGCTATCAGTACCCATGTTGTAATTAGGTTTAAAGAATACAAGCGGCATATTAAGTGCAGCGGCAACAGCATTAGCTACAGCTATCTTATCACCTGCGTAAACATTATAAGCAGCTGCGGCACCAGCATGTTCTGGAGTTACATAACCATTAGGAAACATACCTACTAAAGTATTACCATCAGTAGTAGGTATGTATCTGCAACCATCACCAGCTACAGCTTGACCTACTATCTTAAGGTACATGTTACCACTTACATTATGCTCTGTAGACGATGTAGCTAAATAAGAGCCTGTAGTAATAAAAGTAAGTACTTCAATAGTTTCGTCTTCTACTGCAGCTTCGAGGCTAGGGTAAGTAGCACTTGGAATATCCGGAGTAACTTCTTTAAACGTCACCTCAGTAGTACCTATCACTAACGAACCAGTATATACTGAATGATATAACTTACTGTTAGCAGTTACTAGTACTGTACACCCACTAACTATTAATGATGTGTCCGCCCAGTCAGCTGCTACTTCCCAGTTGCCAGTACTGGCTACATAGATACCGTTATTAGCAGCGTTACTTTGCCCTAATACTAGTACTCTGTCACCATTAGCTATGTCCCCAGACTCCACTGTCTGTAATCCAGATAGCGTAATATCCTCTATAGCTACATGAGCGACAGGTAAAGTAGCAGCATCTACATCAGGTACAACTGGTGCAGGAGGTAACTCAATAACTAAGTCCGCTGAAATACCAACCTTACCTACTGCGACCAAAGTAAGTCCAGCTACCACTGTATCTAGTAATAGTAAGAAAGACGAATCAGTAAGTTCTATCCAGTCTTTACCTAAAGTAAGGTACTTACCGTCAAGATAAAGTTCTAGTGCACCAGTATGCATAGCATAAGTGAACTTAGTTAAAGTATAGTTCTTTTTGCCAGCCTCAGTAGTAAACACTTCAGGTACAGACATAGTATTGCCTGATATCTTAGTGAGTTTGGAAGGCTCCCATACAGTAGCATTAGCATTGCTCATATTGTTATCCTCTAATAAGGCTGTTAGTAACCAGTAGTAGCTAGGCCGATTTGCTTAAGTATTTTAAGCTGCTCAGCTACTTCTGCTCTCTGTGCATTTGATTCTTCTAAATAACCTATAACCCTAAGCACTGTCCTAGCTGCCTCATGGACTATAAAATAAGGTACTAAATCCGCCACCCAGGAAGAGTAATCTTCTTCAGTTAGTACAGGAAGTACATACAAGCCAACTAGTACTTTATCAAATGCACAGCTAGCTCTTAACTCTATATTCCTGCCAGCTACATAGTATACATCCCTTTTTAAGTACCCGTAATCATCAACTACGTTATCAGGAGTAACTTCTGTAAAAACTACTCCCTGCTCATCATTCTCATTTTCTACTCTTTTTATGTAGTTAATAGCATTGAAGTTAGCGAAAGTGCTATTTAGGTCTATGTACTGCTTATGATTAGGTTCATCAAACTCCATACCAGTTTCATATAAATCACGATAATAGAAATCTGATTGATGGGCTTTAAGTGTAGCTTTCTTAATAGCAGACTTAGTTTGTGCTTCCAAATCACGTCTATTAGTGATAAGGTATACTTCTTCTAGTATTTCAGCAAAAGTCATTATGTAATCCTCGGTAGGGAATTAACTTAAAAAGCCACACTAGTATAACTAATGCAGCTTATTTAAATTAACTAGCTGTGTCGGCTGAGGTAGCCATTTTGGCAGACTTACCAGTTTGTGGTGTACTACCCATGTCAGTAGAGTAGTCTAAAGTCTTCATTAACTTAGCCTTCTCTTCTTCACGAATCTTAAGTCGCAAACGGATATCTGGGTCGATAGCTTCTTCATCAGAGATAGTATCACCTTTAGTGATAGAATTAACTCCGGATGCGATAACTTCATCTAAATAAGCTATTACATCGGCATCCTTAGTTAAGCATCGCCCACCAGTAAATGTAATTCTTTTACCTGCTGGAGTAACTAATGTGGTAGCTTGCTTAGCACAATTAAATACCTGCCAACCTTCGCTAGGTTCTGCGTTATCAGCAGTCTTATTTTTAAGCGCATCTAATGCTGAATTAGTCATAATTATTTCCTCTCTATATAAGGGGGTAAATAGGGCTTCAACTTATGTATCCACCCTATGTGTTGTGGCTAGCTTAGCCTTGTGCTGCAGCAGTTAGGTTACGAATAACCACGTTAGCAGGTGGGTTTTTAACAGTACAAGTACATTCAGTAGTAAGTGTACCGCCGATAGCATCTACGCCATAATCAGAAGCTACTTTACCCTGAGTATTGTACTCTTTAGACTGAGTTTTACGATTACCTAAGTAAGCTAGGTTAAAGGTAGCTAAATCTACGCCTACTGCTAACTTAGCCCAAGACGCGTTAGAGTTAAACAAAGGGTGCTCAATGATACGGAAAGTCCCACGAGGAGTCTTAAGTGTATCAAAGCGCAGACCGAAGTTAGTTTGCCCGTCCATCAACTGGTAAGTACCGTTAAGGCGGCCAATCTCGTTAAGTACTAACTTAGCTGCACCACCAACAAATAACAGACGTTCGTTACTAGACTTAGGGTCAGTAGCTTGGTCAAACACATTATCTAGCATAGCTAATAACTGAGTCCAGTTAGTAGTAGCGCCAGCAGTAAATGAGTTAACAGAACCACCGTAGCTAGCAGGGTAGTAAGCAGGGTTCTCAACAATGTTAAGTAAACCATCCATAGTACGGAAAGGTTTACCATTACGAGTACCGCTAGATTTCTGACCAAAGAATAACGCCTTCTCAATATCAGCTGCGTGGAAACCAGCACAATCTTGACGGTTTTCTGCTTCAGTCTTATTACCTGCAATTACTTCTACTTGCTCAGCAGTACCAGTGATAGCCCAAGTATTACGGAAGATTTGAGTTAAGTTATTAACTTCAACAGGGATGATGTTATTAGCATCAGGGCGTTGAGAACCTTCTTCAAATGCATTACCTACTTGGTAGAATACATCGTTATCATTAATAGCTTTAGGGCCAGTAGTACCTACATCTCTAGTAACAGAGATACTAGTAGTTGAATTGACAGAGTTAATAATGATGTTTTCGCCGCTACGATCATTTACCAAAATCATACCAGGTAATAACTTATCGGTAGCATCAATAGCAAAGCCTGTAGAGGTAGTTAAATACCCGCCGTCTTTGTTAATAGTGAACTCAGGGAACACCATAGTTTTAGTGAAGAATCCGTGTGTAGTATTAACCGCAGTCTCAGTTTTAAGATAAGAGGTTAACGCAAACAACGGGGCTTGACCATTAGGCATTAGCCTAGTAATCATACTTGCAAACGACTTCTTAGCTAAGTTATTAGTAAAGTTAGTCGTATTAAACACACCAGTAGACATAATAGTCTCCTTAATAGTTTAGTGTAGTTAGTAAAAAAGAGAGTTAATTACTACCTGACTCTATCCAGCTATCCCAGTCTAGGTTTTCAGATGTAGGTGCAGGAGTGGGAGCAGGTTTAGTGATAGTGCCCATTTGCTCTAAGTAGTTAACTGTCATGTCAGATATCTCATTAGGTGACGCATCTGGGTACTTACTTAGTAGCTGTTGCCTAACAGCATCTGCCACTGGTTTTACAGAAGGGTGTTGTAACTGCTTATGACTAGCAGAGAGGTCGTTTTGAGAGGTGTAATTACGTATAGCTTGTTCAATCTTAGGGTTAACGCCGCCTACAGCTTCAGTAATATTACGTTTGCTAAGCTGACTACTAACTCCAGCAGAGTGGGCTAATAGTTGTTGACCGAAAGTATTAAGTAACTGGCTCATAGCACTAACAGCTTCTTCACCGCCAGCTGCTACTTGCTTAATTAAGTCTTGGTTTAATGAATCACTAAAGTTAACTTTCTGTGCAGCTTTAATTAAGTCTTCTTTGCTGAACTCAGTTAACTTTAATTCATTAGGTTCATTAGAGCTATTCTCCCATAAGTCCTTAAAGGTATCCAATGGGTCATCTGATTTTCCTTCATCAGTAGCAGCAGGTGGAACAGTGCCGTTAGGTTCACCTCCCTCATTACCGTTATTAACATCTCCCGCATCAGCTGGTAAGTTACCTGGAGCTGCAGCAGCAGGTTGTTGTTGTTGTTGCGGAGCAGGTTGTTGCTGGGCTTGCTGACCTTTATTAAATAAATCAAAAATATTCATGGTAAGTTTCCTTAGTAGTTAGTTTTGGTGCACTGCAAGTTAATTTTATGGTTAAGTATCAAAGCTTCATATGCTCTAACTTGACCTAGGTAAAAAGCCTTAGAGCATGCGTAGCCTTGAACGTTATTAGGGTCTACAGGCTCATTAACTAATTTGACTGCTGTCTCAGCTAATAAGTTTTGAAGATACTGTAAGTGCTCATCTGAGAAGGTGCTAGCTCTTACCTTATGCTCTTCGCTAATAAATGGTTTATGTTGAAAAGCAGATAAGTCAATATCTACCTCATTACTGGGTGTCTGTTCATTTACCTCTGAATCATTCATTAGTTAATGCTCCTTGTTGGGGTGCTTGATTAGGGTTTGGATTATACCCATAATCTTGGGGTTTAGGTTGAGGAGAAGTAAATTCAACTCCTTTTTCTAGTGCTAATCGAGCTTGTTCTTGCCATGCTCCCATAGCTTGCTCAAATGCTAACTGCTCTGGAGACTTTTCAAACGGTCTTAAGTCAGCACCTTGAGTCTTCATTAAATAGGAAAACATCTTAGTAACATCATAACCACCACCTATTTGAGGGTTAGTAGCTATAGTTTGTAATGCTACACTAAAGTTCTCACTATTTATTACCTTAGAACTAGGTATTAATCCGTCAGTAATACGGAAATGCAATACAGAGTTACGTAAAGTAATAGGGTTAACCTCAACTACTCTTTCCTTAGTAGGACTATAGTAACTTTCCTTACCTTGGTATTGAAGTATGTTAAGTTTAATTATTTGCTTAAGTGGCGTAAACAGCTGGGCTTCTAATAAGATAGAGGTAAGCTGGTCAGTACCATTAGCATTCTGCATAACAGACTCATACTCACGTAGAGTTCTATTACCTTTTACAAACTGACCCTGTCTAGCTTGGTTCTGCCCGTTAGCTGTATTAGCTAGTCCCATGATAGCCTGTACTTGCTGCATATCAATAGCAGTATTTTCTTGTCTATAAGGAAACTGGTAAACAGCTTGGCTAAGAGGCTCACCATAAGCAGATGGGCGGACAGGTATTTTAGCTGCGGAATTAGGGTTATTAATATCTGATTCACGCACTCTACTAGGGTCATATAATAGACGGTCATTAATAGCACGGCGCTGAGATGCAATAATACTGGTCATATATGAAGTAGCTAGTTGTTGGAAGTCTAGCGCGTTCTCAGCTAATGACTTAGTTTGTGCACCTAGTCCATCTAATTTAGGACGACAACCTAATACTGGTAATCTCTTATGAGCATTAGTTTGTAATTCCGCCTTAACTATGTAGGCATGATTGACGATAATAATCTTGAATATCTGCGGAGTATTAGACTTAGGTACTACTATATCAAACTCACTAGGCAGTATACGAACATATAACTTAGTAATCTCATACCCAGCTTTATATTGTATAGCCCCGCTATTCTTATCACTGTTTTCTATGCCTGCCCAGTTAAACCAGTCAGTGTCAAACATAGCTTTCTTCTTCTCCCTGTCATACTTATCAGGGTTAATACTAGGTACATAGTAATTATAACTACCTATATTAGAAGCTATGCTAACAGTGCTAGGAGACTCAAAGGCAGGACGGATATTAGCAGTAATAGTATCAGTCAGTGAGTTAATATAGTCTTTAGCTGCTATCTTAGACATGAATTTAGTAGTGCCTGCAAACTCACCTTCTGTAGATAGCTTAGTAATATCTACTCTGCCGTCATAGAAACTATTATATAAGTCCCAGCGCTCTATTTTATTACCTGCCCACAGAAGCTGTTTAAGGTTAGCACCGTTATCAGTATCATTAGATAAATCAGTGTCTATAGTTTCGTAAGCTTCGGTATGCCAATCTGCTTCTAATAAAGCTTCATTGTATTTAAACCCGTCACGAAACAATAACATTAGTTCCTGTGTCCAACCACCTTTTAGTGCCTGCTGCTCAATAGTAGTTTCTAGTTGTAAAGCGGCATCAATATGTTCAGGTGCAGACACTACACCAAATAAGGGTTCCCCTGTAAGGAAAACAGAACTTTGATATTCAGTAGCTGCTTCTACTTGAGGCATAATAACAGGTACAGTAATATTACGCTTCTTAGTAACATCACCTAACCTGTTAGCTCTAGTCGCTTTAGCGTTTTCTTCAGTAGTATCTACTTCTCGCTGGTAATGCCTGTCAATCTCCTCTAAATTAGAGCGATAACTTTCTCTAGTAATATTGTTCATATTCTGTAGAGACTGGTAGTATGCTATAAGTTTCTTCTGAGAAGCCTTACTTAAAGGTACAACCTTATTCATGGACATAATTTAGTTCCTTAAAACTCAGTGTTGTCTTCTAATACTTCTGCTTCATAGTAATCTTCGCCCTCTATTACATCACCAGAAGTAAGAAATTGTTTATATTCTTGCATAACTCTTGGAGCATAAGTTAGTAAGTCCAGTATGTTATCTTTATTATCTTTAACTAACGGGTTGAACTCACTAATCTCTTTGTGCACTAATAACCTAGTACTATGGTCTACAAATAACTCCCCAGCAGCGTAAGCCTGTAGCATCTTAAGTATACGCTGGGTCTTAGCTTTAACTCCTGAATAGATATCAACACAGTATATACCTTGTATATTACGCTGCCTAGTTATGAACTTAAACCAATATAGTATAGAGAACTGGTAAGCATTAGATTCAACTGCTATCAGAGCGCATCTATTTCTTAGTGCCATCTCTAACGCTACTCTTATCATGTCTCCAGGTGAGAACCTATCAGCACGTACTTCCATTAATACTGGTTTAGTGTCATATATCTCAAAGTAACCTATAGCTACTTCATCACTATCTTTCTTATCGTTAGCAGGGTCAATAATAATAAAGTTACCTGCACTAATATCACCTTCTTCATAAGGTAACTCTGGTAACTCAGCTAGATTAATATACTTACTAGCATTAGCATTCTCATCATTAAGTACTTCAGATAAAAATACTTCCGGCCTGCCCATAGATAAGTCATTTTCATACTCAGCTATTAATTGTTCTCTTGGCTGTAACTCTTCCCATAAGCTAGTACCATCTGATAATAAACCGCCTACTATGAACTTAAGCCATTTAGGGTTGTGTTTAAGCTTACGTAGTATACTGTGTTTAGTAGGGTACATGTTAGCTACAAATAAGAACATGCAACCAAAAGGTGACTTAGCTTTCATTGCAGTGCCTACAAACCACTGCTCTAAGCTATTACTTTGTGTTTCTGAATCAGCGCATTCCCTAGACTGTACGTCATCAAATAACATTACATCAGGGCGCTCATTCTTTAAGTTAATACCACGTACATTACCTTCCGCACCTAAGCCTGCTATTATTATAGTTCTGCCACGGAAACCAAACTTCTTAAGTCCTTGGGTGTCTTTCTCAACACCTACTCTCCAATCACCGAATACCTGTACTATATTATCTTCTTCCAGCATATCCATAACATCGGCAATGATAGCTTCTGCTAATTTAGCTGTGGCAGCTAGTACTAATATAAACTTCTTATTAGTGAACAGTATGCAATATACTAGGAACAGCTTCATTAATGTAGACTTAGCAAAGCCCCTAGGTAAACCTAATGCTAATTGCGGGAATACTCTATCCTTCTCAGCCCACTCAACTAACCATTGCCATGCACTAACAAAGTGAGTAGGCCACATGAACTTAAATACTAAGGGCATACATAAGGCAGCTAGGAAGTTCAAATCGGCCTTAGCAGCTTCTTGTAACTCTTTAGCACTAGCACCTACTGACTCTATTTTATTATAATCAGCTTCTGTAGTTACCTGTGACTTAACATCTTTAGCTATATCCTTATTAGCTTCGTATTGTTCACCTAGCTTATCCATCAAAGCAGGGGTTGACTTATTCATTAATAATCCTTATCTACATTAGGTAACTGCCGCTCAGTTGCTATCTCACTATCATATAACTTATTAACTAAGTCAGTTAGTAGTTTGTTGGCGCGGCGTTTATCCTTAATAGTAGGTTTATGAGTCTTATGTAGAGTCTTCAATTCACCCTTATGTAATTTAATCTTCTCCGCCAGAGTTATCTTCTCGTTGCGTAATAACATTATTTGACCCCTCTAAACTCTTCTGTAACTTATCTGCTGAGATTGTCTCTAACTCTCTATCTCCAACCTGAACTACTTGGTTATTGATATTTGTCACAAAAGTTTGTTTTACTATTTGAGGTATATTAATCTGTACTATATCACCAGTATCAGTAATATTATTAGTACTTGCACTACCTCTACGCTTAGCTTCATTAAATATCTTAAGAGCTTTTAATAACATTTCTGGCTTAACTATCATGCCTGACTTAATGGCACGTCTTAGCTTCTGCAATGTTATGTCTTCTAACTCATCATAGATATTATCTCGCATTGAATGTTTCTGCAAGTTAATAAAGCGGCGTTTCTGTACTTCTAAAGCAAAGTTTTCATCAGCTAATAACTGAGTTATACGGGCTGGAGTTACGCCAATCGCGGAGGCAACTAACTCATTAGCTATACCATTACCTAATAACTCTAATGCTTTTTCCTCAGTAGTACTTGTTACTCCCTGCCTACCACTGTTATTTGAGGTGTAGTTATTAGTATTGAGTGATTCAGTGCTGCTATCTTCCGCGTCCACCCCAAGAGAGGCTAATAGTTCTTCTGCGCTACCCATTGTGCTTAGTCCGTCTGATGCTTAACTTATGTATATAAGTATATAGTACTAGTTGTAAATAGAGGTAAGAGCCATCGGTAAACTAGAAAAAATTTAGGAAATTATTAGGGGTTACTTAGGAAAGCCATCTCGCTGGAACTAAAAAAGGTCTCACTCCCCCCTGTTAGTTAGTGGTTACTATCATTATAAGCTAGATTACTAGTAGCATGTAGTTATTAGTAGTGGCTATTATTAGTAGTTGCTAAGGTGTTATTTTGGGAAGGTGATTGCTACCTGGTAGCTGGTGGTGATACCTATACCTATACCTACACACCCCATTAACTATCTTCTTAACAACACACACCCATACCTACACACATATATACACATATCTACTGGGTACTATTTTTTGCAACATCCCTGACCATATGGTTAGTGCGCTTATAATTAGCTAGTAATAACTACCAGTGAATACTTATGAATACTTATGCAAGTGAATACTTATGCAAGTGAATACTTATGCAAGTGAATACTTATGCA